GTAGATGTGCGAGTAGTCCAAAGCCTTGAGTTGGTCGATGTGTTTTTTCATGCTAAAAAGTTATGACAAAGCGTTCGGGTGAAGGCCAGCCGGGGTTGGAATCAAAGACCTTGGTGTCGGGTTTCTTTCCTATCCAATGCTCGGCTTGAAATCGGTGGTCCCTTGCAGGTTCGCCCAGTTCTTTGATGTGGGAGGACTTAGCCCACCAAAAGTTGCCCCCAAAGTACGGATAGCCTTCCGGGTTGTTATGGTCAGCCATGTGAGGGAACTGCTCCTTGGTTATCCAATGGCAGCCGACCGCATCGACCTGCTCCAGCATTTGAAGGGACCGCTCCCAAGCGACCACGTTGAAGAATAGCATGGACCTGCCCCAAAGTTGGGTTGTCAAGGATGGATTCGCAGCCCCCTTCGTGTGGGCGTACAGGTACACGGCTTCCTCTTCTTGGCTCGCCCGGTACATCTCGGTCAGCGTCGCCTGCTCCCAAGCGTTGGTCCGGGTTACCACGACCTTGACCTTATCGGCAACCATCGAGCCTTCCAGCACCTCCTTGACCGCCTTGCGTTGTTCGGGTGGACCGACAATGCCGACCCTTATCTCATCCAAGATGTTGATAAGGCCATAGTTGCACACAGCCATCATGTGCTGGTTGAGGATTAACTGCCAATTCCCTCCGCAGTAGATGTGGTAATAGTGAACGACTTTCATACTAATCCATCCAAACACCATCATGCGTCAAATGCCAAAAGCGATGCCTAATGACTTGAAGGATTAAGCCAAGCAGCGAGTTAGCGTAGTAAACGCCAGCCTCGCAATGCAGTTCAAATTTGTAATGTTTGTTCATTGAAGCAGCAGGGTTAGAAGGGTGATGATGAAGAAAACGGCTGCAACCGTCTTCCCGATTTCGATGATCAGGTCAAGGATGCGTTCGGGGTTCATGCCTCAAAGTTACACCACAACATACTTCCCTGAGTTGCTTACTCTTAACTTGTTGAGTGCCACATACCGCATCGCATCGCAGGCGTGATTGAAGGAATCAATCGGAACCCCCGTGTTCTTGCCCTCCTTATCGGTCGCCCAAGTGTAGGACCGCAGTTCCTTGATGAGGTTGGTCGAGTCCTTGGTAACCTGCAATTTAAAGCGCTTCAAGATGTCGATGCCGTTCCGAACCGAGTCGGGTCCCTTTTCTGCCGGCTTGATGTTGAATCCAAGTCGGTAGATTTCCTCGATGCTCTTGGGTTCTGCTGAATCCGCCACGATTTCCCAAGCCCTTGTGATGCCCAAGGACCGCAACTTGTCTGCGATGTCTTGGTTGGTCAGGCCCGTGGAGTAGAGTAGTTCCTGAATCAGCAGGCAGTCCCCTTGGCGGTAGATAGCGACCAAGGCCGTAGGGTCGTTGCTAAAGCCCCAGTCAAGCCCAAGGGCGACGAATTTCGCACGGCTGACATCTATACCCTCCACGACCTCGAAGTCCTCGTATATCGCACCCTGAAGCGTCCCGACTTGACCGAGGCCGTAGACCTTCCACCAGTTCGCCCAATAGGCTGACGTTTCGGCTTTGGTGCGGTTCAGTTCGATATCCCTCTTGATGGTATCAGGCAGAGCCTCGTTGTCGTTGTAGGTTAGGATTATCAGTTCTGCATCCTGTTCGGGCAGGACCTCCGTATGCGCCCAAAATTCGTGGGTCGGGTTGAAGTCGATGTAGATGGCCTCGCTGGTACGAATGGCGAGTTGGTAGTAGGACTCGAAGTCGATGTTGTTCGCCTCGTTGATGTAAACGACCTGCCTCCTTGCCCCTCGGAGCCGTGCCTCGGAATCAGCCGAGAAGAACTCGATGACCGAGCCGTTGGCGAAGTTGTAGGTCAGCAGGGTCTTGTTCCATCGGTCTGCGACCCATCGGCCCGTCCATTGCATGACCTTCGCAAAGTCCTTGATTGCTCCCCTCCGTAGGTGGGGGATGGATTCGGACACTACCGAAATCTCGGTTTTGTTCTTTGCTGCAATGTCTATGAGGACCGCAAGGATGGCGAGGGTCTTGCCTGCACTTGTGCCTCCTTGGATGACCTTCTTCCGGGCCGTCATCCGACGGATTCGGCTGATGGCGGTCGTGTACTTAAAGTCCATCCCCAAAAAGGGGTTGCTCGATGTGGACCGTGTTCTCCTGCTTGTCAACCAAGCCAAGCAGACGAGAGGCAATGTTGGCCGAGTAAACCCCGGCACTTGAACCCTCCAGCATATCCTTGTCGCAGGTCAGCCTTATGCGTGTAATGATTGATAAGAATTCCTTGTGATGGTCGCTATCTCCATTTCGATACTGCGATAGATTATGGCAAACCCCATTCTCTGCGAGGTATCCCTCAAAGCCACGAAAGGTAATTGGACGCTCTTTGTCCCGGTAAACCATGTTCCCATCCTTGCCGACATAGTCCTGCACCCGGTAAGGGTTGGCCTTGTTCTCGGCTCGGTATCGTTCAAACGCCTCCCATAGTTCTTCGGGGGTATTCCAAATTGGGGGTCGGCCTGCCATTAGTATTCGATTTTGTCTATTAGGTCGCTTATCTTGTTTACGATTTTCATTTTCACTTCGTACTGGTTCGGGGCATTGGAATCATCCACCGCTCCGATGCAGTCGCAGAGGGTCGTTATGACCATCATCAGCGAGTCCATCCGAGCCTGCACCTGTGCCTCGTCATCCTTAGCCTTCGAGTTCGCCAAGTTCCCGAAGTTTGTTTCTGCTCCAAGAGAGAGCCGACTTACCTCCCCACAGGAGGTAGGAGATGTAACCGCAGTCCGAGGTATCGTCTGCGTTGTCGTAATAGGTTTCGGCCCTTGACAGGTAGGAGTGCATCCGCTTGATGGTTTCGACCGAGATGGCTTCCCCGTTGGCTAACTGCTGCGCCCTGACCTTGCCCGTCTGAGTGGCACACTTGTTGCCGTTGCGCTCGTTGAGTTCAATCCCTCGCTTGGCATTCGACCGAATCTCTTGGCCGTAATCCGAATAAGACTCGAACTGCTGCCTCTTGTGATTCTCCCACGTTGAGCCACAAACGGCAAGCCGTTGAGCCGTATCAGGGAACTCTGCATTGGTTTCGTTGTTGCTCATGCAACGACCGATGAAGCCTTCCTTGCTTTCGTTATCCTTCGGAATTGGTAGGGGCATTCAGGGAGTGGTTTATGGTGTTTTGGTTGACTTCGAGGAACAAGTCCGCTTGTAGGTAAATGTATTGAAGAGCCGATTTTACGCAGTCAGCGCACCACCAATTCGTGGGCGGTCGTCCATGAGCGGTCAAGATGGCTTGCAGTTCCCCAACCGCATCGGGTGGCAGTCGCATCGTTAGGGAAGCGATGTACTGGTCCCAATACTTGCGATGCTTTTGGGCCACGATGAATTGGTCGGTTGTCATTTGAAGGTCCATTCTCGGATGATTATTGCGGTGGCAGATGTGGCAAGGCCAAGGATTGGAGCCAAGTACCACTGGCATGTTGGCAGGGTCAGGGCAAAGCCAAGCCAAAACCCGAAGCAGGTCATACACGAAAAAGGTTTCCGCTTGGCGAATGGCAGAGCGTAGAACCATCCCGGCAGGACCCTGAACTCCACGACCGCAAGGGTCGTCAAGGCACTAATCAGGATTGGAAAAACCAGTATATCCATTGGCTTCGATTGCGGTTTTGATTTTGGCCTTGGCCTGTTCGATGGAGTAGATGATGGACCTATAAGGGATGCCCGTTTCTCTTGACATGGCCTTCATATTCCCGGTCTGCATAAGCAGGTTCAGCAGTTCCTTGTCGTACGGGAACGCTCCGTCCTTGGCCCAAGAGTCCATCTCGCTTTGTGCAATGGCCCAAAGGTCGTCGAGCAGGGAGTCGTAGTCCTTGCTTAGTTCTTGGGTTTCGGGATCCACTTCGACCCGCTCGTCGTGGTGGCGGTACTTCTTTGCGAATTGGTTGTTGTTGCCCCGATAAAGGTTCATGATCAGGCGAACGATGTAGAATCGCAGGTATCCCTGCATCTGCATCTTGGTGATTTTGTCGGGGTCTTTTTCGAGCAGAATCAGGACGACCTCTTGTTCGAGGTCCTTCCAAAGCGGATTGCCCCCCGTAATGGTGAGGCAAGCCTTGCGGATTTCTCCGCTGCGATACAGGTCAAGGACGACGTTCTCTGCGTTCACTCACGCAAAGATGGCGGGGGTTCTTCCTAATGTTGCAAAAAATCTCTCGTCCTGTTTAAAACTTGTGTACGCAGAAACTTGATGTCCGGCCTTGCCCTCATGTTTATCGCAAGGATTTCGAGGTTATGCATGACCGTTGCGTGGTTCCTCTTGATGATACGCCCGATTTGGCAGTAGGTGTAGAGGTATTCCGAGTAGGCGATGTCTGCGAAGATGGACCGAGCAAGGACCAGTTCACGGGTCTTGACTTCGCTCAAGATGTCATCGGGGTTGACCCCAACAACCTCTGCGGTGTATCCGAGAATGGTTCGTGAGATTAGGTCCATGTTAAAACGGGTTTGGGGGTAGGGGCATCCAATGGCTAACTTCGGTCAGGAACCAAGTTTGGTGTTCGTAGTACCAACGGCCGTCGCCCAGCCATGCGTAGGCTTGATTGCGGTCGGTTGTGAATATCAGGACTGGCTCGTAAGGTTCCGGCATACGGTCCAAGCATTTTACCCATTCCATGGTCACGCGTTTTTGGCTTGTAGGATTCGACCGAGCAGGGTCCAGTTCACGGACCACGCCTTAATGGTTTCGCTTTTGTCGGGGCGGTTGCAGTTGACGCAAGCCTTGCGGATGTGAATCTGCCAGCGTCGGAAATCGGTTGGTGTGGTTTTCATGGGTTTGGGGTTTGGTTGGTAAGGTTAGGCTGACGCTGGGTTCACGAATGAGCGAGTTAGGCGCAATTAAGCGACATACCTTCGAGTTCAGAAATGACCACAACCC